CCTCGAACGGATTTCGACCGATTTCGACAGTGGTCAAAATTTGACCAGCGATTGACTACAGGGCGATATGTATCCGTGGGATAGTAAATACAAAATGTATCCGTGGGATAGTAAAGCGATGATCGGCTACAGACGTAAAACCTATGCGTGGGATAGTAAAGGCTCGATTAGTAACCGTGGGATAGTAAACTGTGGGATAGTAAACCGTGGGATAGTAAATGCAGCGGTCAGATCCACTTAACATCCATTGGATTGAACTGCATCAATGGCTCAATATCGTCGGGGTTTGGCTTCCTACCTGGAGGCGTTCCACCGCCCATGATCACGTTGGGCTGGACGTCTGACCATGCACCGCCCCCATGCGCTTTAATGTATCCGATCTTGCCTTGATATCGAACGATAAACAGGAACGGCTTCTGCGTTGCCTCCGCAATACGCATACCCTCTAGGTATTTAGGCACGTTCATGTACAAGTGCAGCGCAGTTTTGTAATCCTTCACCTCCGCAAAAGCATCTACCACCCCACCACGGTACAGCACCGCGTCAATACGATACTTGCCACCGTTGCCTAGCTTCTTCCAGTCGCACTTGAACTTGTGACATAGCGCATCCAAGATTTCTGCCTCGCGCTTCAAGTCTTCTGGGGTCTCGCGGAGATACGAGCGTTGATCGCCTACTACGTCAGACATATCCGTGGGATAGTAAATTAGAGCTTCATCGTCTTTAGTGCGAAGACAAACGCATCACGGTACTCATTGTGAATGATGGAGTTATAGTGTTGTCTTGCGATGAATGGCGCATCGAACGTCTTACGCTGCTGTCGGGTTGTTCTCTTCAGAGACACCAACATCCGTAAACCATCCTCAGTTCGCATCCAGATACCTGCTACCGCTTGGTTCTTATGCCACTTCTTTTTGCCTGGCTTTGGTACTCCCGTAAAGTACAGCTTGTGCCCTTTTTTCGCCGCCATTTTGTAGAAGTTCCTGTTGATGTTCCCTTTATCGGTAAAGTGTTGAGGAGCGTACCGCTTGAAGTTTTTGGTGCTAGGCTCTGGCAATTTTGTGTGGAAAGCATCTTTTTTCCCCGAGTACATGAGTTGTTGCATATAAGCGCGTGATTTCTTTTGCGATCCATCTAAAGATTTAAACACTAATGCGCCTTCTGGATTATCTTTAGACGTAGCAAACAGCATCATACCTGTGCGGGTAAAGTACGTTGGGCCACCTTCAATGTGGTTATCCATCTCAGCCTTCACCTTCTCTCGCACACTCTTAAGTGAGTTGTTCATAGCGAGTGATGTAGCGAAGGGTATTTGATCCTTTACTATGGACTGTAGGTCGTCGATACAATCAATGAAATTGTGCTTTATATCTATCAAGGTAAGTCACCTTACAGTCGTCGAGCATTTCGCTCACTTTGCCATGATCAGCGTAAGCCTCGCAAAACTTCCGTGCCCAGTTGCAAGAAGCTGCCATCACAAAGTTGACTGCCTGTTGTTCAAAGTCTCTGTCAATAAGGTCAGCATAATCCATGTCGCACCAGTCTAAGATTTCTGCATGGTGCAGCCGATACACTAACGTAAGCCAATTCGTATCGAGAACTTCTGTGTATGCTCTGACGTCACCCATAACAAGGTCGAGTACTTGACCTACGTTGACGTTGTAGAAAACGAATGCTGGCAATTCTTCTACCAGTGTCGCAACCATGCGGTCTTTTGGTAAATAAGCTAGATCGCTCATCCTATTGTCCACCCTTTCTGTTGGGGCTGTCCGTCATACCTTACTATTTCTAAGGCAGGCTCGTCATTAGTTTTTAGTGGCACTACCGTTAGGTCATGTAAAACAGCCATGTCTTCTTCAAATCGCTTTGACATGCTCATAGCGGCTCTGATTGCTATCAACACATCTTCTTTCTCATACGTTTCTATCTTGTCTAGTACGCTCATTACCCCAGCCTTTGTTCTTGCTCCGCTATCTGTTTCTTTAGCGTTGCTATGGTCTCCAATAATTCATCGCGTTGCGGCTTCACCACTTCTTGTTTGGTGTCCCAGAGCCACTCCACAAAGTCTCTGCCATACATATCAATCATGTATAGAGTGTATTCGCCCAGCGCTCCGTTCCTGTAGCGATTGCAGTATCGACACTGCGGGTGAATGTTTTCCTCCCTTAACTTGTGCTTCTTGTGTGCTCGCGGTACGAAGTGCCCGCCGTCCAATTCCTTCCAATGTTCTTGCTTGCCACAGGTTACACATTCAGCGATGCCCATGTGATCTGCAGCCTTCATCTTGACTAACCTTTGTGTCAATTGCGCTGCTTCTTCCATTAGCGATTTTACTGTGCGTTTACGTGCCACTGGTCAGCCTCATGTATTCGGATTGCGGCGGGTTACTAAGCTCTACACCGTGATCTAGCGCCCAAGCGATACATTGATCCATAAAGTCAGTCATCTCTCCTGTGTCGAGCTTAGAAGTCTGCCTCACCTGCCCTGCAATGACTGTTTGACCTATGGTTCTGTCTTCTGTACCCAGAAACTTGTAGCACAGTAACTCCTTCATCCGCTCTTCACAGATGTCAGCGCCACGATCCGAGAAGTGCTGCGACATCTCACGACACCACAAGTGAAACAATGCGTTCTGTGAAAGTGAGCGTTTCGCCTTGTACCGCTGGGGTTCCCACATAATGGGATGGTCGCCGATGAACTCTGTTTTTAGCCACGTCTTAAAATGCTCGACACGCTCGTCGATGTGACTTTTGTCTTTTACGATCCAGAACTGTCCCATATTGCCTCCCCTATCATCATCGCTATCTGCGGCACGATTGCGTTACCTAATCCTCTAATGCGGTGTGCCCTAAAGGGTAGCCCATTAACCACTCGACCCACGTCGGGTTCAGTCTCCCAGTCTCCCCACGATACTCGATGGCGTCGGGTAAGGAGTTGGTGTCGGCATTTCTCCCCTTCGCTTCCAGTGTCTCTGGCTTCACTGCTCCCTTGTAGTCCCTGCTCGCTGGGGTAGGAAATGGCAAAGACCCGATCTCTGTGGTGTTGGGCACCAATGGCGCTAGCTGGTATGCAATGCCATTCCGCATCATACCCGAGCGAGGCCAAGTTCCCGAGAATGGTTCCAAACCAAGCTCCCCCGTCTCCAGCAAGCAAGTTTGGTACGTTCTCCAAGACTGCGTATCGAGGTCGAAGCTCGCGAATGAGTCTGGCGTACTCGAACCACAGTCCCGATCTCTCCGCATGTATGCCGCCTGTCTCAAGCCACATGGCCCCTGCAACGCTGATATCTTGGCACGGGAATCCTCCCGTAATGACATCGACTCCAATTCCGTCTGCAGCCAATCGGTCTGCTGTGAGTTCTCTGACGTCGTCATAAATAGGCACCTCTGGCCAGTTCTTTCGTAGCACCTTCTGACAGTATTTGTCAGACTCACAGAATGCCACTGTTCTCATTCCCGTTGTTTCCAAGCCCACACTGAAGCCACCGATACCACTGAACAGATCGAGAACCCTCATTCCCCGTAGTCTCCCAGACGAGGTATCTTGACTCTGAATGACTGCGGCGTCTCTTCACGTTTGAATGTTTGCCCTTTGCCCTCCCACAGCTTTATAGTGCCCTCGAAGGGCGCATGTCGCTGCTTCGCTACAATGAGCTTAAAGTTCGGCTGTTTCATGACATCAGCGCCACGCTCGCCTAGCGGTACTCCTAGCTCCTGCATTTTTTCGTACTCAGCCTTTTTCTTGTTGTGCCAACAGATAAACAGGACATGAGCCTGGTCTACTATTGTCCCGCCCCCACGTACATCGAATCTTGTCGGCACATACTCATCGCCGCCCGATTGTGGCTTCCTGACGTGGTGGATGATCGCAATGTGTATCTGGAGTGCATCGGCTAAACCGATCAACTGGTTGATGAACAGTCGCTCTCTTTCGATGTCATCGGTGACACCGCAGAACTGCAGGTTATCGACCACGACAATTTTGCACCCCGCATCCGCCATTGCAGCGATAGCTCCGAGAGCCTCTAAAGGTGTAACACCACCCAGCGCTCTGTAGAGGTAAATGCGATCTGCACTCCACCCTATAAAATCTTCTGCAAAATCTAGGGTGACATCATCGGTCGCGCCTGCTTGCTTACACATCATCTTAGCGGTATCGGTTAGACGCATTTCAAAGCTCGCAATACCTACCTTACAATGCTGTGCAGCGTGAACGGCTACTTGTGAAATGATCGTGCTTTTCTTATGCCCGTTGATACCAGCCCAAACCGACAACTCACCTTCCCGCAATCTAACTAGGTGATGGGTGTCAGCCCAAGGCAGCGGGTAGCCCACCGTCTCAGGATCAGCCTGCAGCTCGGCTAAGAGCGCAGCACGTATCTGTGGAATAGTAATGACATCGGCAGCTTCCGACTTCCGATAAATCTCTTGTAGCTTGGCATCCGTGAAATCGAATCGCCGTGGCATCTGGTTCAAATTTCCAATCCTCCCGCTGTAACTAACTCAGACACGTCTTCCCACCTACGTTGGCGTAACCATGTTGCTGGATGTGGTATATAACGTGTTTCTTTGCTGAACTCGTATGTCGTCAAACCTACGACTGCAGCTTTCTTATCTTTTTTGCTTAACGCGCCCCACGCTTGAGTCGCTGGCTTCTTAGCAGTCTTCCTAGGGTACGCTGACCAGAACTCATCGAATCCGTCTTGCTTACTCTGCGCTGCTTTTTCCTCAACTCTGACTGGCTCTCGCTGTGTGATGCACAAGTAGTATTCATTTGACTTACTGTACCTCCGCTTCCGCTGTATCAAGCCTATCTCTTCAAACTTCTTTAATGCTAACGCCACTGTCTCACGATGCGCTCCACTGCGCTCTGTGATGTCTTGGTAGCTAGGAAAGCAGTAGCCATCGGCATCTGCCCTATCCGCTAACGCTATCAGTATGGCTTTTTCAGCGGCGCGTAGCCCCCGCACTTCGTTCAGTGCCCAACTGACTGCCGCGATACTCATGTGTTATCGAGCAACTCATCAATCCAGCCTATCTCTTTACCGCCACGTAGCAGTGCTTGTCGATAGCGTTCCTTATCAGCCTTCGTTACGGCCTTTCCGACCTTCCGATCTGCGTTCCAAATCTCTACTACAAAGTCATCGACTGTATGATCTCTGACAGTACGGAAACTCCTGTAGTCTTCTTTTGTATCGGGGAATAAATCGTCGTAGCTCAACCCGATTGCAGTTAGCACATCATTGGCACCGCACCCTGCTTTGCAGTGAATCAAGATACGCCCGTCGTCTTTCTCTCGAACGTGCAAACTCGGACTTCTATCGTCGTGCGCTGGGCAAACTGCTACCCATTGGTCACTCGATGTCTTCCGTGTATGTTCGAGCCTTTCCAGTATTTTTTGTACGGACATGGTTCTGTTATATACTCCGCTTGGGACTCCTTCCCGCTCCGTGACAATTTGCCCCTCTCGTAGGGGCTTTTTTACGTCAACGAGAAGAACTCTTCTAAGGTAATGCCAAACACCTCACAAAGATCTTGGATGGTGTGCAGCTTCATATTTTCGCCGCTCTTCCAGCGCGATACTTGCTGAGGTGCAACGTCTAACCTCTCAGCTACGTCCACATTAGAAAGACCGAATTGAGATTGGGCGACACTTAAGCATCGCCCGCAGTTGATGTAGTTCAAAACGGGATATCCTCGTTTGGAAAGCTATCTTGTTTAGGCGCTGGCTTCGAGCCTTCACCATCTTTTGGTTGCACTGACAGTTTGAAATACTTCCTGCCGTCTTTGGCCTCATTGACCCAACCACTTAGCCAGTAATCTTTGCCCTCGACGTTTATGCTGCCTTTAAAGTCGGGATGCTTCTCTGACTTTTTCTCTCGCTCGCGGAACAGCACTCCGCTGTTGGTATTGTCATAGTCTTGCATATAGCTTCTCCTGTAAATTTTCATAAAACCATTTGATAGGATCCATTTCTTCCAGATCTTCTTCGCTTGCATCAAATACATACACTCGCAAATCTGCCCATCGACCAGTCTTTTCGCACTGAATGCCATCTGTCCAATCCTTGAGATTGGCTAAAAATTGACGCTTATGCTGAGATTCTGGATAACGCATTTCGATCCAGTGGAATGTTGCAACCTTCCTGCTTGGCAGTGATGGATTGTCGTCTTCAGAATAGAACCAACAACTGGGCCTGTAATGGTGAGACGTATAAAACTTATAATCGTCGTACCATTCTTTGCTTTCGGTAAAACGCCCAAACATATCATCGAGGCTATAAAAATCGCACTCTTCAATGACCTCATCATCACCATCAACCATTGGCCCGTGCTTTTTAAAGTCAGAGAATAACTTTTGCCTAAACGCTTTATGAAAACCTCCGAACTGAACTGGATATTGAGAGGCAATTTTTCTCCTTATCCATTCACCCATTTGATGTGTATTTCCCATTAGCTACATCCTTCCGTGCTTTGTTAAACTCGGGATTCGTTTTGCATTTTTCCCGCTCTTTGGTGGTAAAGAACCCACCCTCTCGTGTGGCAATGAACAACTTAGACATTGTGTCCTCGTCTATGTCCTTCCACTGCCCCGCTAACGCATACCAATCATCGTTAGCGATATGAGCCGCCGCGTTATAACACCAGTCGATGTTGTCCCGCAGCAATGCCATATACTCTACCCATTGCTTTTTAGCCGCTATTTGGGCCTCTTGCTTGTAGGTATCATTCCGCTGGTTGTAGTCGTCAGCCTCATCTTCGCTGTACACATCACCATGCAAACCTACTAGCTTTAAGATCACCCTGTCCTTAGCCCGCTTCTCAGCCATAGCATACGGATAGGTGTTCTTGTTGTTGTACTCAGCCGCCTCACCAATTGACCATTCCTCGCGACCATTAAGAGAGCCAGTGACAAGTATCGCCACACGCTTATTCTCGATGTCGTTAACTAAAATCTCTGGTGGGCCAAACTTAACTCCCTCTTCTGCCGCTACCAATTCAAGGGTCTTATGCAGCAGTACATACGTTCCGTGACAATCCCAGCCAGCAGTCGCAGGATCTGCACCAATCTTACGCAGAACCGCTCCGACCTTTTCTGGGACATTTACTTTTTTAGACATGCTCTAACTCCACTTTTTCGAACACTTCGTCTTCATTCAGTACGACATAGCCATGCCAAGTGCATTTGTATATCTCGTACTCCGTGACCGACTCGAAGCCTTTCTCACCCCAAAATTCATGGGGTTCTTTGGTTTGCCACCACTTGGCCTCGATGTCGATATCCGCTGGGTCAGCAACGACCCATAAAACGCCGTCGTCGTAATCGTCTATCGGCGCTCCCATAAACTCTTCTGAGTGCTCGCCTATCTTGTAGGCGTCCTCAACCGCGATTTGGATTATCATTTTTACTCCCGAAGTATCTGGCTTGATGGCGTACCAGTGCGGGTAAGTCTTCCTGTTGGAACTCGTCGAACTGGAACTCTAAAGCCAATATAGCAACAACTTCGTCCTGTCTGTAGCCCGCTAGGATGAGGAGCTTTGCTCGCTCCCATACGACTGTTTTAAAGGGCATTGCGTAGCTTCTCTAGGGAAAAGTCTGCATATTCGAGATGCTTGGCAATCTCTTCCATTGCAATGTGTTCAAAATCGTAATTATCGAAATTACGTGTGAGCGATTGAAGCTCTTTGATTAGGGTCTGGATTGAATCCACTTCCCTGATGATGTGATCCACATAACAGCGGTGCATTGAATTACTCATAGTCAACTCCTCCTTGTGACAGGACGAGTGAACTACAACACATTTATGTTGTCAACAGATTTGTTTAGGGATATTCGCCCATGCGGATCATGTGCGCGACTTCGATGGCTCGGTTGCCAACTTGCTTGGCCCATCGACTGTCTAGGAACTCTGCAGCGGCTCTGTGGTACTCACCACGCTCCATAGCATCCAAGGCTAGCTTAAACTGCATGAGACGGCTTAGACCGAGGTTAAAGCAAAGATTAACCATAGCGTCTTGTCTCACACCATCTAGGCTAGAAAACCAATCCAGCGCATACGCAAGCTCACGTACACACCGATTGATATCGTTTTGTAGCAGGTAGTCAATTTCGTCGGGGCTGAGACCCAAACCAGACTTAGAAATATTGCGACCGACACCGATGGTCTCAAAGCCCGCCGTGCATTTATAGACGTGTGTTTCTACGCCCTCGTGCCTTCTCAACTGCTCGATTAGTTCGCTCATTTTTTACCTGACTTGCTTGCTCCAAAGTAGAAGCTAATTACAGAAGACACGATGCCCCCCAGATAACCAAGCACCAGGTTGACGATTCCGTCATCGTTGGCATCAGGAGGTTGTATAGTAACGAGCAAGATATACCCACCAAACAACAGAACGGACATAAGCGCGATGGCTCTAGCAGTCCAATCCTCTCTAAAAGATTCCCTAGCATGTTGAGTGTCCTTCGTTTCTAGCGCAAAGACGTCAACTTCAAGCTCTTTCATTCTGACTTCAAAGTCAAGTTCAGCCTTTTTGATCTCGGCTAACTGCTCTGGGGTAGCTTGCTGTAGTGCTTTCTCAATCTTTTGTGGCGTTGGGTCACATCCGAGCACATCCGCTAGCATCGTTGCCGCAGCGCCGCCTACTGGCCCGCCAAGTGCCGCACCTAACGTCGGAGCGAGATCACCGATTAACCCTTTGATGTTGTCAAACTTCATCCGAAATACTCCATGCCCTTAAGGACAGTGACAATTCCAATGCTGTTAGCCCAGATCATACGCTCTAAGCGCGTGAAGCGAGCACCACCGTCGTCAAGACGCTTCTCGATACCTTTGAGCTTGTCGTCGATGGTCTTACGGAGTACAGCGCACTCTGCTTGATGTATCTCTATCTGTTTAAGTGCCTGCTCTGCTGTATCCATTATTCACCGCCTAGAGGGTTTGCTAATTCGTCCATTGCTCGCCACGCATCATCTATGTCACGTTGCAAGCGTTTCAATCTTTCATCAACACTACCAAGAGCCTCAATTTTAGCATTGACTGATATTACCGTCTCTCCGTTAGATTTTTCTACCGAACTTATGCGATCACGCAAATCAAGCAGCTCTCCCTGCGCTTTCATAATTGCTTCCAAATTAGTACCCAATTCGGCGAGCTTACCTTGCAGTTCAGACACATTGTTGTCGTCTAGTTGCTGTTGCATGTTAGATATTGTTACTTGATAGTCCTGTAGGGTTTTAGATTGCGCTGTACGCAAGTCTTCGAACCTACCTTCTATGACTGCTGTGCCAGCACTAGCGTCACTCACAGCGTCTTCTAGAGCTTCCAGACGGCTAAAGAATTCTGATGCCGTCCAAATACCGCCGCCAATCGTTGACGCAAACGACAGCAAGATTGCAATCCAGACGCCTTTGATCTGCGTCCCGCCTACATTTAACTCTAAGTCTTCAATCGCCATAATTTTCTTTAATACAAGCCTCGGGATCACTAGCAAACCAACAACCGCCCTCGGGGGACGTGTAGAAGAAGGGCTGAGTTTCGCCTTCAATTAGCACTTGCTCGACAGTGACATAGTAGTCAGCTAGGTTAAGCCCTTGAATAGTAGAGCCGCCATCAAACGACACCCATACCGATTGCGTGGCCGCATCAAAAAACACGCTGGCCGCTTCTTGATACGTGACCCGCAAGTCAAAAGCCATGTCATTAGCTTGCTCTAACAGCGTTTCATCGTTAGCCACCGCCATGTATGCCGCCGCTACTTGTGTCGCCTCATGCACGGCTACCAGCGCGTCGTTGTATTGCTCGACCTCTTGATCCTCAAGGGTCACGTCATTAGCGCCAATATACTCTTGGAGCGCCATAGCCTCACGGTCATCTGCCGCGCCAGCCGCATCTTGCGCCATCTCATTTACAGTCGCGACTTCAATCAGAACCTGTGCCGCGTCGACATAGGTATCTATTGCTTCACTTACCACGTCCATAGCCGCGCTTGCTTCATCTGCAAAGTATTGCTGTGCGTTAGGGTCGTAAGTGTAAGTCTGTTGCTGAACAGCTAATACAGCGGCGTTGTAGGCGTCCTGCTTGGCTTTGTCTACAAGCCCCTGATCGACAGTGCCATCAGGTGTTAGCCAGCCCTGCCCAGCGTAAGAGTCTGCGCCAGCGATTGCCTGAATGCCGTATTTAAAAGTGTCTCGAATATCTTGTGACGCATTGACGAGGTTGTCTATTTCACTCGCTTGCGCTGGAACGGTAGCGATCAGACAAACTGCCAGAAGTCTCTTGCGTCTCATCTACCTCTACCCCCATGCCTAAAATGGCGTCGTAAAACTCTCTGTTCTGTTCATAGTCGGGAATCAACAGCTTTGGTCGCTGTTTAATCTCTAGCATTGCCCTTTTGCCGACAATTATCTTTCCGTATTTTACCACTGGACAGGGTGTGGCGGCCATGAGCATCGCTCGCCAGACGTCGGCGTTTTGACACATCAAAGATACTGCCGCAATTTTCATGCCCATATTCGACAGCGTAATGCTATTTCTGCGGCGGTTGCATTCTTCATCTTGCACGTACTTGCCAGAGGACAAGCCGAAGCCCACGAGTTGCACGCCGCCAGAGATAGACTGTAAGCACGACTCTGAGCCACTCGACATCAAACTAGGGGATACGGCTGTATTTGCAGGCATACGTGAGCCAGCGTTTGGGCCAGAGTTGTTGGTGGTCACGTTCCCGTTGTTTGAGTTGATATTGTTTGTGTTGAGGTCGCCTTCGTTGCGAA